TAAATCCACCACTATCTCTAAGGTCTAATTCTGTTACTCCTGCAGGGTTTTGATTTAATGGTAGATTCATGATCCCTGCTGCCCGAATAGCGTTGTCTTCTGGAGTGCCAAATGCATAACCAATCCGACCTCCGTTAGCATAGCCTCCGGCACCTTGAGTATATTCAGCTAAATCAGCTTCTACTAATGCAGGTATTTCACTTTCATCATACCCAAGTTCTCTGTACGCTTTTTCTAATCTAATTCTAAGCGCTCCAATATTTCTTTCACCACCTATAGAACCTTGTTCGTCGCCTCCCATGCCAGCTAATGCACCTCCTAATAAAGTTCCATAGCCACCTACTTTTAGTACATTACCAAGTAAATTTTCTTTACCACTTTTTAAACCCATAATACCTCCTAAATTGGGAAGTATATTTCCAAAAGAAAATCCACCAGCTCCTACTCCACCTTTTGTTAAAAATGGTAAAGATTTTCCAAAAAATGAACCACCACCTAAACCATATATAGCACCAGCACCTAAAGCTAATTTACCTAAATCAGATTTAGCTATATTTTTAACAGCACCAGTAACCCCTTTGACAGCTTTTTTAACTAAACTACCTAGGCCATACATTTGTCTTGGTTGTTGCATACGTGATATTGTCATATATTACATTGTTAAACTAGTTTAAGGCAGGCGTAAAAATCCTGTAATTATTGACTTTATTATTTTTTGGTCTTTTCGTCAATACGTTTAGTATACTGTAATTCATCCCAAAGTCTACCACAATATTGGTAGTCTCCAACGTGGGTAATATAGTCTAATATATAGGCATAAATTTTGCCTCCTATTTCAGTCCATCTCTTACAGAAACCAAAATCTTCACCAAAAAACTCTTTAGTTTTTGGATCGTGTACGCAGTCAAATAAGTTGTATAAATTTTCTTTAAATGTCTCTTTACCATTAATAATCGTTGGTTGATTAATCTTTAACTCAGGATATTTTTCTATCATTTTTTCAATGACTGATCGTTTAATTAACATACATCCAGTTGGTGCATGAGATACTTCGGCTACACCATCAGTTACTTTTATTTCATTTCTATTACTTACTTTTATTGGAAACGTAAAACCTGATTTAGATAAATGATCTGCTTGATCAATTGCTTCTTTATGTAATCGTCTCCATGATTTATCCCAATCTAATGTCTTCATTGGATAAGGACATGCAATAACATCTTTATCTTTATCAATCATAGTAAATATAGTCTTAGCTTGAAAATCTATATCTGAATCAATGAACAATAAATATTCATATTTCTCTGGTGCATTCATAAATTCAGCTACACATAAATTTCTACCTTGTTGAACCAATGAAGATTTCAATAAACTGAAACTAACCAGATGGCCTTTTTGCATACACTCTTGTTGTAAGACTAATAAAGATTGTGTAAAATGAATTGAACATTCACTATGTACTGGGGTTGCAACAAATATCTTTTTACCTGGTTTACCTACATTAGATAAATCTATTTCTGTAACATTCTTTTTCTTATTAAACCAAATGGGTTTATTGTTTTGCATTTATTGCTCCTTGTAAAAATCTAGTCCAAGATATTGCTTTCTTATCCCAACTATAAAAACGATTAACATATTCTATTTGCATTTTTAAATGATCCCTGATGCCTGGATTCTGAAGCGATTGTGCAGCAACATCGATTCCGGCTGCAAACTTAACTGCTAAACTTTCATAGTTATCAGAGTATGGAATATACATTGGAAACTCAGCACAAGTTTCATATAACGCACCATAATTTGTCATAACACAATACAATCCTGCAGCCATTGCTTCTACTGCAGAAATACAAAATGTTTCTTCCCATATCGATGGATAAACAAATAAATCATATTTATGTAAATTTTCTTTTATATATTCATTTGGTTTATAACCAATATAATTTACATTAGGTAATTCATTTGCTTGATCATACAGTTCTTGATAATGTTGATCATTCGCTTTTTTAAAAGCATCTCCATATACTTCAGTAGATGAATAGACATCGAGTTCAACATTAGGGTTTGTTACCTTTTGCATTGCACCAAGTAAAACATTGAGTCCTCTCCATGGGGTACAGTGATGAATTATCTTTACTTTCTTTTTAGTTTTATTACTTCTTGGTTTTATTTCATCTATACCATTTTTTATAACTACCGATCGTTCACATGGTATATTAAATGCCATTCTAAATTTTTCATAATTCCAATTAGAATTAAATACATACCAATCATATTTATTATGATTGGATTTATCTTGAAACCATGGTGCAAGATTTGGTTGATCGTATGAATTCTTTTGCCAAAGTATATTTAACTTCGTAGGATGTAATGGAATTTTTTCTGGTACCGATGTAGTAATCTGTACTTGATCTAATAATTTTTTATCAACGTATTTACTTAAATACTCTAATTGAAGCTCTGTCCCGCCTCTAGGATTTTGGTTTGTCATTCTTTTGATTCATCACTTTCTGTAAAACGTTTAGTCCTTTCGGAGAAACCTCTACGGTTACATCTTTCACAATGGTTGGTCCTGTCTTTTCTGTATTCCAAACTTTACCAGACTTCGTACATCTCCATGTGTACGTAGTGGTACAATGTATTTTAGGTAATTCTTTATCCATTCTGATCTTCTCTACTAATTTCTAATATTGATAGTGTGGCACTTATACCAGATGTATCAGAAGTTTCAAGAGCAATCGAATCATTATCTTCTAGGATTAATGGTCCTTTAGCTACATTACAAATAGTAGGACCTGTAATACTTGCGTGTGCAACGACATAACTTGTTGTTACAGAATTATCGGTCATATGCACTTTAAATGTTTTAGATCCGCCAGAGTTTGTAACTTGTACATTTTGTATAATTGCATTTGCATTTGATGGACAAGTATATGTTGTTACTGCTGTAGTAACCGTTGGATCATAAAATGCGTTTTTATAAAAGTTTGCCATTATGTTAAATCAACCCATTTTAATGTACCACAGATGTCATCACCATTTGATCCACCTTTAGCACATAGTGTTAATGTATCAGAAGAACCAGCAATTGTCTGTCCTAATTGATAAGCAAAATTAAATCCATCTTGTGCAAATTGTAAATTGTTTGCACCTTTACCAGATAAATATGCTTGGCCTACAACCGTTCCACCTGTAATTGTTGTAGTTCCTGTTAAATCATATTCCACATTATCAGAATAGCTTGTATATGAAAATGCTGTGCTTGGTGTTGCATTAAGTCTTAATTCTATTTGAAAATCAGAGTTAGAGATAGCTGATGCTGCAATATCAATTGGAATAATTACTGCATAGGGTCTGCCAGATTTAATTCTAATTGTTGCTAAATTATAATATGTTCCAGCTGTGGTTAAATTAACTCCACCTAATGAAGCTGTTCCAATGGATTGACGTAACCCTTCTGGAGCATAACCGCCTTCAATTATAGCAGTTGAACATACTTGTTCTAATGTAGCTGAACCTGTTAAAGTACCTGTTGCTTCTATTTCATATCGTATAGGTAAGTTTGCTGTTTGCATATAAACTGTAGATAAACTATTTGCATTTAAAAATGTATGAGCTGTAATAAATTTACCATCTATTACAAAACCAACTCTAACAGCCCCCATACCTAACCATTCATAATCTGTAAACATAATAGTAGCTTTTGTAGGATCAAGTGTATAACCAGAAGCTCCAGTACCATCAAGTTTATCCCCGTTCCACGATGCTTGTGCAACATCATTATCAACAGCAGATCCAGTTACATAAGTTCTTCTTACAATTTGATAACCTGTTCCTGTATCTTCAAAAAAGATTCCGTTGTTTGCATCAAATGTTCCAACTCTTTGCTCTAAATTTTCTTCTTGTGCATTCATTACAAAGGTATTTAATATGAGTAATGATTTACCGGGTTGATAAGACATTACTCTTTTAGATTGTCTAATCACTTTATCCCCACTAGCTGTGGTTACATTTAAGTTAACGGTTGATTTATTTGCGGTATAAGTAACAGTTCCTGAACCTGTTAAGTCTTCGTCAAAGAGATTATTCTTTGACATAACATTTTTAGAATCAAATATTGTAAGTGGATTAGATACTCTTAATCTTCCAAATGCATCATAAGCAGTAGAGCCATCTCCACCACCAATAACTGTTGGCTCAACATTTACATTGTTACAATTCATTTTACCTCATTAAAAACCAAGCTTCAGCTTCTGCTTTATTTTCAGTATCATCATTAAAAGTTGTATTTAATGCGAGTACCATTTGCTCCAAAGTTCTTATAATTTGGTCAACCTGTGCTTGACTATATTCTTTAGTAGCATTCGCTAATCTTGGTTGTTCTAGTTTTGCCATTATCTCATTCCATCTGGTCTTGCATCAACTCTTAAAGTTCCGTATCTCCAATCTGAATCTGTTGTATCAGATGAGATTTTAATTGCAACTTGTCTGCCTCTGGCTCTTAAATCAACTTTAGTTGTTGTTGAATAGACAGTCGTTGTTGATGCTGCGGTTTGTGATGAGCCAGGATATTGTCTTACGAAGAAAACCATTTCAGCTTCTCCGGATTGATTTTTAAAGTCTGGTATGTAACGTCTAACAAACATATTATTATCTCCATCAACAATATCAATATCTCCTGAAGTAATGAAAGCGGTCATCGCTGCGCCGTCCGCGTTTGTTCCAGTTTCTTGATTGTATAATGTAGAACGACCTGCGGTTAATCCATAGATCGGAGTTGGTTGTGCTAAAGCTGTAGAGTTTGCATCGTATTCTGTTGCTAAAGGATTAGCAAAAATATCTTTTGGTGCCCAAGTTGTTCTAGCTAAAGTTCCAACTGTCCAAACTTGTTCTTTATAATTATATGTTACTACTCTGTTAATTGTGTTTGAACCTGATGATGGATAAAACCAACTGATTTCAGAAAAGTCTAGATTAACTCCTGCATATATAATTCTTTTTTGTTCACTATCAATATCATCAAATACATAGTCTTGAACACTACACGGTATTTCTTTTACAACTCCATCAAATAAAAAGAATGCACCATCAGACATCCAATAAACCACGTTCTCTGCTTCTTGTGCTGCGTGTGCTGCTATAGATCCACAGTTAGTACCAATTTGTTTAAAACCAAATGTAAATGGCGGGCCAACGAACTGCATTGAGTGTGCAGATGTATTAGTTAAAATTAAGATATCCCCTCTGGTTCTAATCGCGGATACAATTTGATTACCAGAAGATAATCTTTGAAACCCTGCTGTGTTTACCGCAGTTGGTGTAAAGTCTGTTAGTGATTCTTGATTACCAAATAATACAGCCATTGGATCATAAGTAGATGGAGTTCCTGCCGTAGTTTCAGTTCCTAAAAATATTAAATGTCTGTCTCTTGGAGATACTAACATAAAGTTAGATTGTGTTGGTGCATTACTTAATTCTGTTGCTCTAGTATTTCTTGGTATTTTAAATGCAGATATATCTAATGTATATGATTTACCATTAACAATAGTTGCAACTAAATCTTCACCAAAGTTATCTAAAACCCATATTCTTGATCTTTGTGTTACAACCCCTGTAGATCTTGGTGTACCCCAAGTTAATAAATCCCAACCTCCAGCACCCCAACCTGTTCCTCTAGTTGCAACGTCTGCTCCAACATTGATTTGAAAAGCACCTGTTGCTGTAGCGGTATCTGTAAAGTCAGGTGTATTTATCTCTGATACATCTATTGTAAATGTGTTGACAGAAGGAGTTGATAATATTTCAAACTCAGCATTCATATCAGAGTTATCAATATTTCCTCCTGATAATCCAGTTGTGCCAGAAAAAGTTACAAAATCACCAACCGTTGCACCGTGAGCTGCAGAAGTTACTGTTACTGTATCTGTACCAGATGTGAATGATAAACTACAAGATTGAGTTAATCGTATTGGAGTTACATCATAAAAATTGTTATCAAAATAAATATAAAGTTTTCTATCTGTGCCAATAGCTGCAAAAGAGTCACCATCTAAATCAGTAAAGGTATGTAAATCTCTTGCAACACCAATAAAGGTATTACCAACAGCAGATTCCCAACCCCCTATTTTTTCAGGTAGTCCATATCTAAAACGAACATTATCACAATCAATCCAGCCGCCTTCAGCGCCGTATTCTGTGTTTTGTTTGTCAATTCCAGGTTTAAATATAAGCTTACTTAATGGCATAGTTTGAGAACTATACTACATATTTCTTATAGGTGGAATACCTAATAAAGGTCTTTTATCAAACTTATTTTTCTCAGCAAATGGCCCATTTCGATGGTTATAATGTAAAAATACTTGACCACATACTTGACCCTCAAAAGGCTCTCGCCAATGTTCTAGTTCGCATCCACTATATACTAACATATCACCTGGATCAAGTAATACCTTCGTGCCTTCTGGGGCATCGGGTTTGTGTATTTGTTTATATTCATCAA